AGATTAACTCGTGCACCTCAAAGAAGAATCTTCTATGTTAACGTTGGAGCTATACCTCCTGCTGAAGTAGAGAACTACATGCAGCGTATGATCTCTAAGATGAAGAAAACTCCTCTTATAGACGCTAAGTCTGGACAGTATAACCTGAACTATAACGTTCAAAATATGCTTGAAGACTTCTTTATCCCGGTTAGAGGTAACGATCAATCTACTAGAATCGACAATGCACCGCCTTTGGAATATAACGGCATTGAGGATATCAACTACTTACTTAATAAGATGTTCGCTGCATTGAAAATCCCTAAAGCATTCCTTGGATACGAAAAGGATCTATCAGGTAAAGCAACACTTGCAGCAGAAGATATTCGTTTTGCAAGAACTATTGAGAGAATACAACGAATTGTTATTTCTGAGTTGACTAAAGTAGCTTTAGTACACTTATATGCACATGGATATGATGATGAATCATTAACTAACTTCGATTTAGCATTAACTACTCCTTCTATTATCTACGAGCAAGAGAGAATTGCATTAATGAAAGAGAAGATGGACTTAGCTTCTCAAATGATGGAGACTAATTTCTTACCTACAGACTGGATTTACGATAAATTATTCCAGTTCTCTGAAGAAGAGTTTGACGAGTATAGAGATTTAATTATTGAGGATAAGAAACGTCAGTTTAGAATGACTCAAATTGCAGAAGAAGGTAACGATCCAGCAGAATCAGGAGAAGCATACGGTACTCCGAGTCAAATCGCTTCTGCATACGGCGGAGGATACGGATCTCAAGCTTTCTTAAGCAGTAATGTACCTCAAGGATATGACGAAACTAATCCAAACGAACCTACTAAACTTCCAGGTAGACCAGAGAATAAAGTATCTCTAATTAATACAGCAGAAGATCCATTAGGTAGAGATAGAATGGGAATATACGATTTGAAATCGAAACCAAATACAGGAGAGGATGGAAACACGTTAAAAAACAAGTTTCACGGTAAAAGCCCTCTATCACTTAAAGAGAATCACGGAGTTACGACAGCTGCTTACTTAAAAAACAAGTCTTCTCTAGAAAAAATGTTTCCAAAAAGAAAAGTAGCTTTGTTTGAAACGCAAAGCGATTTACTTAACGAAGATCTCATTAAACCAGACACGGAAATTTAATATAATTCATTGATATTTATTAGTAAGCTCAAGAGCAATGATTAAACATAGCAAATACAAAAATACAGGAATCTTATTTGAATTATTAGTTAGACAGGCAACGTCTGATTTAATGTCTAACAAAGATTCTAAAGCTGTAAAGATATTTAAGAAGTTCTTTACAAATACTGAATTAGGAAAAGAATACAATCTTTACAATACTGTATTAAATGCTCCAAAATTAAGCGAAGGAAAAGCAGAAGTTTTAGTGAATACTATTGTTGAGCAAGCAAAAAAGCTTAATAGAGAGAAGATCGATAAAGAAAAGTATAACTTAATTAAAGAAGTTAAGAAACATTACGATCTAGATGACTTTTTTAAAGCAAAAATCGATTCTTACAAGGTAAATGCTTCTATTTTTACGTTAATTGAAAGCCAATTAACTAAAGAGCTTACTGATACTAAGCAAATCATTACCAACAAGTTAACTTTACTTGAACATATTACTAAAGAAACTTTAACTGAAAGAAAAGTAGCTTCTAAAGTAGTAGAAGAGTTCATGAAAGAAGATAAAGAGATTAGAATTTTAGCTTATAGAATTTTAGTTGAGAAGTTTAATGAGAAATACGCTACTTTATCTGTAGAGCAGAAAGATCTATTAAAAGAATACATCAACAACATTTCAGACACTACGAAATTAAGAACTTACTTAAATACAAAGTTGTTAGAAGTTAAGACTGAACTAACAAGTCTGAAAGAATCTACTCAAGATAAGGTTTTAAGTATTAAATTAAACGAAGTTTTAACTTTTATTAAGCCAATGACTCCAAACGAATCTATTAAGGACGAAGTTCTTATCGGCTTAATGCAATATTATCAATTAATCAGCGAGCTAAAAGCTATTAAATAATGGATATTCAATTCCTAACACAGCATTTAAGAGAAGAAGTAGATCCTAATTGGCTCGAAAACTTCATGAAAGAACACGGTGCCGATGAAACTCTTATTGCTTACACAATGGCTTTAATCAATCAAGGATTAATTAAACCTGAAAGAGCAATCGAAATTTTCAAAGATACTTTAGGGCTAACTGAAGATGGAGGTGCGGCAGCAGCTCCTGCTGGTGGTTCTACTACTGGTGGTGGCGTAACAAACGGTGCTACCTTTACACCCGGTACAGGTGAGCAGTATGCAATGGGAACTAAGAAAGTTAGAAAAGAAGATGCACCACGTCTTGCTGGAGAGCCTTCTAAAACAAATAGCCAAGGTGCTAAAAACCTAAGTGCTTACGGTAGTGTTGGATTTACTAAAGCACCAAGTGCGGAAGAGGCTGGAAAGCAAATGAAAGGCATCGATGTAGATATGCTATGGAAAGAAGCACTAGAAGAGTCTAGAGCTTATTCTCAATTTAAAAAAGAAGCTGCAATGAGATCTAAACCAGATCAATTACATCAAGCAGCTAAGATGATACAACATAAATTACAAGAAGTAGAGAAATTACTTGAATTCACTTCCCAAATGAGACAAGAGCTTTCAGAAGGAGAAGCGAGCGTAGAGTATAAACACAATACTAAAAAGGTTTTCGAAAGAATTCATTCAAAGGTTGTCGAAGTTTATACAAAAGTAAAAGGTCTTAAATAATGGCAAAGGCGAAATCATCAAGCAACAGTCAAAAGGTATCATTCGGAAAAAGAAAACAAGGTTCTGCTCAAAAGAGCTATAACAAACATAGTCCAAAGCCAAAAGCTTATAGAGGACAAGGAAGATAAACTATTTATTAGTATGAAAAATATTCAAAAGCAGTATACAGACCTTTTAGAAGGTAAAATGTCAAGAGCAAACTTTATGCGCAATGTACGTATGGAGTTCCCTCAGTATGTAGCATCTGGTAATTCTTACGATGATGCAATTAACATATTGAAAAGTAAGCGTATCTTATCAGAAGCAGCTAAACCTGAAGGAGTTTACGGACATAATCCTAATGCAGAGGCTGAAGCTTCAAGAGGTATTGATCATTTAAACTATTACCAAGTTTATCACGGTATTCAATACGAATTAGCTAAGATGCCAGAAATTACTGACGAGACTTATATTGCTGCTAGAAAGAAAGTAGTAGATACTATCTTAAAAGATCCAGATGCTTACAAAGAATTACAGCTTGCTAACTTTAGAGCTGTTAAGCAAATGGATAAGGATCTTGAGATGAAAGACGTTAAAGCAGACAACTTAGTTGATAAGCCTAACGAAATGAAAGTAGTTAAGAAAGATGCTAAAGGTAATACTCAAGATACTTTAGAGAAGAAAGAGAAGAAAAAATCTAAAGATGCAGGTATCAAGCAAATGACTCAAACTCCTAAAAAAGCTAAAGGTATTGCTAAGGTAATGGAAGTACCTGGTACTGAGAAGACTTTGAGAGAGTCTACTATGTTAAGAGAAGAGAATTTGCAGCAATATGCAAAGAAGATTGCCGATCAACATAACTTAATTCTAATGCCACAGCCTTTAGACAAGCCTCAACTGTATCAGATGTGGAAAAAAGAAAAAGGTAGCTTTGGAAATAAGGAAGGAGTTATGACTTTCGTACCTAATACAAAAACAGTTAATGTATTAGCAAGTGACGAGAAGATACCACAAGCGGTATTCGCTCAATTTAAAGCAGATAAAGGCGGTAACGATCAAGGATTTGAAACTAAAACTTTCGCAGAAGATGGAGCTAAAGGATACTTTAAAAATTTCTCAATAGCAGACGTTAACGAAGCTATTTCACCAATCGCATCTCAATGGAAAGTAGGAACTAAGTTTAAGAACTTGAAGAATAACCAAGTTACTACAATTGAAAAATTCGACGATTTAGGTAATGTTATTATATCTACTGATGCTATGCCAAACAAACAATGGACATGGCCAGCAGAAGAGCTAAGTAACATGATTAAAAAAGGTGAGTTAGAATTAATGGAAGCAGTAAACGAAAAGTTACAAGCTTTGAAAGAGAATATTATGGCAGAAATGTCTAAAATTAACCCTACTTTCGAACATTTTCATGTAGGTGCTAGAGTTAAAAAAAAAGATAACTCCTTAGTAGGCGAAATTACTGAATGGGACGGCGATACAGCTACTATTAAGACTGATGAAGGTCAAATTCACCATGTTCAAGGTAATATACTAACTAAAGCAGATGTACCTACTAAGAAAGAAGATTTAGCTAAAACAGGTACGGCAGATGAATGGGCTACTCCTAAGAAAGCTATGAACGAAGATGATTTTCCAATCGAAGACGAACCTGTAACAGAAGATAAAGAGGAAAAGAAAAAAAGTCTAAAAGAGAAGTTAATGAAGGCTATAAAAGAGATAGTTAAAGTTACAGATGACAAAGGTGCTGTAGTAGCTTTAAAAGCTAACACAGCTGATGCTCAAGAATTCGTTCAAGGACAGGAACCTGCTGTAAAAAGTAAATTAAAAGTAACAGCTTAGTATGAGCAAACAATTATTAATAGAACATATGACTTTCGAACCTTCCCGTAAGCAATTACAAGAAGCTAGAATGACTTCGAATTCTAAATTTTTAGTATCAGGTAAAGTACAAGCTGCAGATAAGCCAAATGCAAATAAACGTATTTACGACTATAATACTTTATTTAAACAAGTAGCTTTGTATATGGAAGGACCTGTTGCAGAGAAAAGAGCTATGGGAGAGTTAGATCACCCAGAAACTTCTATTATCAACTTAAAGAACGTTTGCCATAATATCACAAGACTTTGGTGGGAAGGTAAAGATTTATACGGTGAGTTTGAAATTTTAGATACCCCTTCTGGTAATATTCTTAAGAATTTATTTTTAGCTGGTTTAAATATTGGCGTATCATCTAGAGCAATGGGATCTGTAACACCAATTGGTGAAGGTCTTGTTCAAGTTGAAGATGACTTAGAATTAATATGTTGGGACTTCGTTTCAACACCAAGCACATACGGTGCATATGTTAAACCAGTAGGAGGATTAAATGAATCTTATAATTTTCAAGGATTCTCTACTAAAGTAGATAATGTAAACCGCTTAATTTCTGATATTATTTGCACTCAAAGCGGTGTTTGCTGTATAAAGTAAGAAATTCCTTACTGAAAATCAAGGTTTTCCGTTCCACTTAGCTATTTATGATAGTATACCATCCTAATATGGTATTTTATTATCTTATTACACTTATATTGCTACACTTCTAATTAGCAATCTCCCGATTAACATTTCAAGATGGAAAGTAATCAAGAATTATTTAGACAAGCTATTCTTGATGCTAAAGCAGTACGTGAAACAGCGAAAGCAGTTGCTCACGCTTCTCTTGCAGAACACTTTGAACCAATGGTAAAAAGTATGTTTAGAGAAACTGTAGAAGGCATTGAAGAGGCAGAAGATGAAACCATGGAAGAGCGTAAATCTATGCACCAAAAAGATGTTGATGCTGAAAAAGCAGGTAAGAAAGTTACCAAAGATATCGAGTATGATGACAAACATAAGAATGAAGCTATGGACATGGAAGAGTCTACATTAGACGAAATTTTAGCTGAGTTAGATGCATTATCAGAAGAGACTGTGGAAGAAGGTGACGACCTTGAAGAAGGTAAAGTTACTACAACTGCAGGATACGACGAGAAAGCACACACTGCTAAAGGCGAAACTGGTTATGATGAAAAAGCTAAAGCATCTCACGGCGACGGTAAATTACACGAAGTTGATGATATGGAAGAAGCTAAAGATGATGACGAAGATGCTGAAAAAGACGACGAAGCTGAAGAAGCTGGCGAAGACTTAACAAAAGGTATCGAAGGTGCTGAAGATGCAATGGATGGTGAAGAAGCTACAGATGAGCAAGAAGTTGTTGACATTACTGTTGGTGAATTGAAAGACATCATTCGTGATGTATTCATGACATTACAAGGTGGTGGTGACATGGGTCCTGCTTTAGATGCTGACACCGATTTAGCTGCTGATTTAGGTACTGATATGCCTGATGAAGATGACGCTGAAGAAATTTCTTTAGACGAAATTTTAGCAGAATTAGACAAAGAAGAAGAAGGTAAAATGGAAGAAGCTGTAGGTGTACCTGCAGGTATCCAACATAGCAAAGTACCTGGTGCTCTTCAAGCTTCAGATAGCACAGTTGGCGAAGTTAAAAAAGAACTTAACGAAGCTGTTAAAACTATCAAAGCTCTTAAAGCTGAATTGAACGAAATTAACTTATTTAATGCTAAGTTGATGTACGTTAATAAGATCTTCAAAGCTAAGAATCTTTCTGAATCACAAAAAACAAAAGTTATCAACGCATTTGACAGAGCAACATCTGTAAAAGAAGTTGAAAACACTTACAAAACTTTACAAGAAACAGTTAGTGCAGAAATTAAAAAGTCTTCATTAAAAGAATCTGTAGGGTTCGCTTCTAAAGCAATCGGTAATGCTCCAGCTAGACCAATTGTAGAAGCAGATGCCTTCGTATCAAGATGGCAAACACTTGCTGGAATTAAATAATAACAATTAAACATTTTTTAAATGTCAAACTTAGTACAATCTTTATTAGAAAGCGCTAACCCATACCAAGATCAATTGGGTGTTAGCCAAAAACTTTCTAAGAAATGGGCTAAATCTGGTTTGTTGGAAGGCTTAAGCGGCTACGACAAAAACAATATGGCTGTTATCTTAGAAAACCAAGCTAAGCAATTAGTGATGGAACAATCAAGCACAGGTGGTAACGTTACAAACGGTGCTACTTTCACTCCAGGTAATGGTGAACAATGGGCTGGTGTTGCTTTACCGTTAGTTCGTAAGATCTTCGGTCAAATCGCATCTAAAGAGTTCGTTTCTGTTCAACCAATGAACTTACCTGCAGGTTTAGTATTCTACTTAGATTTCCAATATGGTAACAACATTCCTTTACCATTCCAAAAAGGACAATCTGTTTATGGTACTTTAAACCAAACTCCAACTAGCGGATTCGGTAACTTAGCGCAAGGTGGTTTATACGGTACAGGCCGTTATGGTTATTCTATTAACCAATTCTCTGCGTCTAACGCTACAGTAGCTTCTACTGCAACTGCAACTTTTGCAAACGTTAACTTCAACGTTGACTACTCTGCATCAGTTACATCTAGCCAGATCGTAGCTATCACTTTCTTGACTTCTTCAATCAGCAACGTAATGGATTTAAACGGTATCCGTGCTTTTGAATTGTCAGGTTCTACAGTTGTAACTCCAGCTGCAACTCTTAACGAGTTTACTTCATTATCTTCTGACGGCTACTCAATTACATTCTATGTAACTGCTTCTAGCAAGACTGCAGTAGATGCTGTAACTGGTTCAGTAAGTGTATTCTATAACAAAGCTACTAACTTCCAAACACGTGGTGATTTCGAAGATGCTCCTCAAGATACACCTGCTCCATTCTCTAACCCGAACGCTGCTAGTTCTGCTTCAATCGTTATCCCAGAGATCAACGTACAAATGAAGTCTGAGACTATTTCTGCTAAGACTCGTAAGTTGAAAGCACAATGGACTCCAGAATTTGCGCAAGATTTGAATGCTTACCATAGCTTAGACGCTGAAGCTGAATTAACTGGTATGTTATCTGAGTACATCTCTTTAGAGATCGACTTAGAAATCTTAGACATGTTAGTTGAGAACGCTCAAACAACTGCTAACTGGTCAGCTCAAATTGGTAACCAAATCAACGCTGCAGGTACAGCTTATGTATCTAACACAGCTGGTGCTTACTACAACCAAATGTCTTGGTTCCAAACTTTAGGTATCAAGATGCAGGCTATCTCTAACAAGATCCACCAATTAACTTTACGTGGTGGTGCTAACTTCTTAGTATGCTCTCCAACAGTAGCTACAATCTTAGAATCTATTCCAGGATTTGCAGCTGATACTGACGGTGCAGCAGATACAATGAAGTATGCATTCGGCGTACAAAAGATCGGTGCTTTAAATAGCCGTTACAAAGTGTACAAGAACCCATACATGACTGAAAACACAATCTTGATGGGCTTCAGAGGTAACCAATTCTTAGAATGTGGTGCCGTTTACGCTCCATATGTACCATTGATCATGACTCCATTAGTGTACGATCCAAATACCTTCACTCCAAGAAAAGGTATCATGACTCGTTACGCGAAGAAGATGATCCGTCCTGAGTACTACGGTAAGATCTACGTTGCTGACTTAAACGTTGTTGCTGCTAGCTAGTCTAGTCTGACAACATCAGCATAAAAAAAGAAGCCGGCCCGTAAGCCGGCTTTCTTTATTTTCGTACTATTTATATCAAAAGAATTTATGGCTGCTTTAACCGGAAATCTAATATCAAGTACTTATCCATCACTTTTAAAAATAAGTACAAATAATACAGCTTCTGCAAATTTAAATACAATTACAGATGGAGCTGGTAATGTTACCTCTTTCTCTCTTAGTACAACTTCTGCAAGCTTTTCTGGAAATTTAGCAGTAGTTGGTGCTCTAAACGCAACAGCTTCAAGTGCAACCACTGCATCTTATGCATTAACTGCTACTACAGCAAGCTTTGCAACAACAGCAAGTAATGCAAACTTCTTAGACGGCTTAGACTCTACTGCTTTTACCTTATTATCAGGGTCTAATGTAATGACCGGTTCTATCACATTAGCAGGTAGATTATCTTTCAATGCAGGACAAGGTAATTTTGTATTACCTTCTCAAACACCTCCAGTACCTGTAGTTGGATCTGCATACTTTAGCGGATCAACATTATATATCTATAACGGTACTAGTTGGTTAAGTACAACTTTAAGCTAGAAACTACTAGAAATACAAGAAAAGAAGCCCCGAGAAGGGGCTTTTTTATTTAGTATTGGAAGCTATTTATATAATATAAACACCTTAAGATTTAATGGCTAATCCAATTATATACGACGGAAATCCAGGGCCTATATCAGGATCTACACCTTTCGGATTTTACGATAACGATCTAGAGTATCAAGCAGACGGCCCTAAAGTAGCTAACTACTGTGCAAGAAAGTTAGGATATCCAGTACTTGACGTCGAATTGCAGGACTTAAACATTTACGCTTGCTTCGAAGAAGCTGTTTCTATTTACGCAGAAGAGCTTTATCAATTAAAGATTAAGGATAACTACATTACTTTAGAAGGACAGCCTACTAGTTCACTTTTAAATAATACTGTAATTTCCCCAAATTTACAGAACTTAATTAACATTTCTGAGACTTATGGACAGGTTGCCGGAGTGGGAGGCTTTGTAAGCTGGAAGAGTGGTTCTATAGACTTAAAAGCTAATCAACAAAACTACGATTTATATGACTGGGCTGTTAACCACGAAGGAATGGACCCGGGAGATAGAATTGTTGTACAGAGAGTAATGTACCAAGCACCACCAGCATTATATCAATATGGCTATGGTTCATACTATCCTCAATTAGGAGGAGCGGGTGCATGGCCTGGTAACTGGGGAGGATACGGCTTTGCAGGTTTTGGAGGAACTGGAAACCAAGTAACCTATTACCCTGTATTTTGGACTCTTCAAATGATACAGGAAATTGAAATGCAAAATACAGTGAACTTACCAGCTTGGACATTTGAATTAATAGGCACTAATTTAAGAATAATGCCGATACCTACCGGAGACGGAGGACGACTTTCAATCCAATACGCTTTCCAATCAGATTTAATGAGCTTAACTGAGAATAGTCCTTATGGAGATAATCAAGGCTTAGTAGCAAATCCTTCTATGGCACCTTACGGCCTTATAACTTATTCTGACCTTAATCAGCCTGCAAAGCAATGGACTAAAGAATACACTGCTGCATTAACTTCAGAATTACTAGGTTTAATTAGAGGTAAATACCAAGTAGTACAGATACCTGGTGCAGAAACGACTCTAAACTATGCAGACTTAATTACAAGAGGTCAAGCAATGCAGAAAGATTTAAGAGAAAAATTGAGACTAGATCTTGAAGATATGTCAAGACAGAAACAATTAGAGAGAAAGCAATCAGAGAATGATTCTTTGAAGGATACTTTAAATAATATTCCAGTACCAGTATTTATAGGATAAGATGGCATTATTTGGAACAATAAGAGACGCAGCAATGCAAATTGGAGTAGCACAGGAGTTTGTTAATAATGTCGTTACTCAACAGATAGGATACTATAAAGTAGTTCTACCTGATACACAACCTAATGTTTACGGTGAAGCTCTAGTAAAGAGCTACATCGGACCTGTTTTGATAAACTGTTTAATTGAAAGAGGAGATTTTGCTACAGTAATTGATAACTTCGGACCGGATACTAGACGTGAAGCTGGCTTTAGATTTTTAAAAGTAGATCTAGAAGCGACTAACGTTGTACCGGAGACTGGAGATATTATAATGTATAACGAATTATACTACGAAGTAGATAACGTTAACGAAAATCAATTATTCTTAGGTAAGGATCCTGCTTATGCTTACTCACAAGGCTTAAATCAATTTGGTGCAAGTATATCTATTTTATTAGATACTCACTTAACAACACCAGAGAGATTGGGTATTACACAACAAAGATTATAACATGGCAAATCCAGGAATACAACAAGTCAGACCACAGACCCGACGCGAGTTCATGGACAAGCTGTATGTTCCAACTGATCCTGAATACGGTAATCCTAATATAACTTTTTCTGAACCGTTTAAACCAGGTCAACCGGAACATAACCGTGCTTATGAAACTTCTTTTACTGAGTTAGATAATAAAAAATTCTCAATCGGTATTAAAGATCATACCGAAGCTATTCAATATTACTTTGATGAAGTTTTAAAGTTAGAAGTTTATCAAAATAACGGTAAAGTATTAGTACCTGTAATATACGGTACTCCTGAAAAATGGAAATCTATACAAAGAGACGGTTATTATAGAGATGGAGCAGCTAAAATTATGCCTCCATTGATTATGTATAGAAAAGCCTCTGTAGTACAAAATAGAACTTTAGGAAATAAGTTAGACGGTAACGAAGCTCACAACGTTCAACTTTTTGAAAAAGCTTATACACGTAGAAACGTTTATGATAATTTTCATATCCTACAGAATCAAAAGCCTCAAAAAGAATATGTTGTAGTAGTAACTCCTGACTATGTTACTATCAATTACACTTGTGCTATTTGGACTAACTTCGTTGAGCAGATGGATAAACTAACAGAAGCATTAAATTTTGCTTCTAATTCGTATTGGGGAGATCCTTCTAGATTCCAATTCTTAGCTAAGATTGAAACTTTCAATGATATTCAAACTTACGAACAAGGAGAAGATAGACTTGTGAGAACAGATTTTAATTTAACCTTAAATGGTTATTTAGTTCCTGATACATTAAATGCATACCTTGCACAGTTACAGAGTAGAACCTACAACCTATGTAAAATCGTATTTAATACTGAAATGGTACAATGAGTAATATAAACGACATAATAAATCAGATTAATAATCTCTCAGGATTTAAAATTCCTTCGTCTAGCGTTGTGTATACCTCTGGTGCATACTCACCAGGTACCTCAAGTTTGTATCCAAATGCAACAGTATATGTACCTGCTACACCTCCTTACGGAACAATACCTACAACAGGAATATTCCCTGGAGGCGTTATAAGATCAGAGCAGGTTTTACGTATAATAAACGCATTAAACGGTGTTAATGTAGATACGATTATTATATCAGGAAGCTTATTGACTTCTGGATCAAACGTATTTGAAGGAACAGTAGCATTTCCGTTTTTAAATGACGGAGACTTCTTATTCATAACTGGAGGATTGTTAACAGGTAGTAATACAGTTGCTACAGCTTCTCACGTAGTCTCTTCTTCTTATGCATCAACTGCCTCTTTCGTTGCTTTAGCACAGACCGCTTCTTATGCTTTATTTTCTGAATACGGTACAGGAGTAATTGGTGCAACTGTTACTTTAAATCAAACAACACCAGCTACAATTTGGAACTTTAATCACCGATTAGGAGTTCAATATCCAGTTGTAACGATTTACGATAATGCAACTAATTCGGAGATTATTCCTCAAGCAGTTATTCCTGTAGATGCAAATAACTTACAGATTACCTTTGCAAGTCCTAGATCAGGACATGCAGTAGCGGTAGTAGGGGGCGGTTATTATGCTACGACTTCAGGATCTACAAGACAATTAAATCAAACAGTAGCTGCAACTACTTGGTCTTTTAATCACGGTATTGGAACTGAGTACCCTGTATTTCAAGTATACGATTCAAACAACAATGTAATATATCCTGCAAATATATACACTGTAGATCAATTTAATGCTGAGTTGTATTTTAATACTCCTACAGCCGGTACAGCAGTTGCAATGGTGGGCGGTATTGTTAACGCAAATGCTGCAACAGCCTCTTATGCCGAAACAGCTTCTTATGCATTACTTTCCTTAACCGCATCATATTTCTCAGGGTCTATTTCAAATGCAATATTTGCAATAACCTCTTCTTATGCTTTAACATCTTCTATATTAGTAGCAGGAAGCACTCAAGCACAGGTATCTACAGATATAGACTCTATATTTTTAATAAAATCAGGTAATAATAGAGTATTTAATGTAGACTCTTCAGGTAATGTTGTTACAAACGGAAACATCACTATAGAAACAACAGGGTCTCTGGATAGCTTCTTACTTGTTAAGAATGACGGTAATACCTATGTAAAAGTTAACAACGAAGGAGTTTTAGTATTAAATCAATTCAACACACCTCCAACAGCAGTTAGCGGGGGAATGTATTTTGATAATATAGGAAATTTTTATGTTGGATTATAAGAAACACACGATATTTATAAATAACTCAAAATTAAAAGTCAAGTAAATGGCAAATTGGAAAAAAGTAATCGTCTCTGGTAGTTCAGCCCAGCTAAGTCAACTAAGTGTTGATACAGACGTAAACATAACCGGCTCGTTAATCGTTGCAACTAATGTAGAGCTTAGAGGTTTGAATAGTTCAAACCAAGCAAACATTGTAAGTATTGATGCTGCAACAGGTCAATTGTACTATCAAGGTACTGGATCGTTTACAGCAAATAGTGCATCTTATGCAACAAGTGCTTCTTTTGCCTCTTCTGGAGACGGAGTATTTAGTGGGTCATTTAGCGGTTCTTTTACCGGTGATGGTGCCGGTTTAACAAACGTACCTGCTTCAGGAATCGTTGGATTACAGTTAAATCAAATTGGTAGCGGATCTGTAACAGCTTCAATTGCTCCAGATAAAGGATTTACTGTAAATACAAACGCTCAAATTACAGGATCTTTAATCGTATCTAGTAATATTAACAGTGCAGGCAATGTAGTTGCAACAGGTGCTAATTCTAGTCTAACAGGTAGCTTTAGCGGTTCATTTACAGGTGTTACTAATTTACCTGATTTAACTCAAGGTACCGGTATTACAGCTTTCACATATGATGGTTCAACTACAGCAACAGTAGCAGTTTCAGGTGCTTCAGCATTATCTGCTAACGCAGTTACTAAATGGTCTGGTGATGCTTTTGTAAATTCAAGTATTACAGACGGTGCTAATGTTACTATTAATAACGGCGGTGGAGTTTATGTTCAAGCAGGCGGATTAGATGTAAGTGGATCATCAGTATTCCACAATAATGTAGTAATGCAAGGTAACTTAACAGTTAACGGTACTGCATCTTTCCAAAATACATCGAACTTAGAAGTTGCCGATCAGCTTATCTTGTTAAACTCTGGATCAGCTACATTTCAAGATTCAGGTATTGTAATCAATACAGGAAATACTACTAATTCAGGATCTGCTTGGTACTTAGAAACTTCAGGTACAACAACAGGAACTGGCGGATTATACGGACGTTTTGCTGTAGCAAGCGATGTATTACCTGATGCTACTACTTTAACAGCAGACGAATATGCAGTTACTGCTAAGATCGAAGCTGGTGCTCCAGCAGGTGTTCCTCAATGGGGAGGTAGCGGTCTAGGTCAAGGAAACATACACGTTGATACTGCTACAGGAGAGATATACATCTATGCTTAAAAAAACATATAATTTAGTTATGGCCTTTATCGCAAATAATTTACAAGCAAATAAACAAGAGGAGCCATTAAAAGCTCCTCTTTCTAATAATACTACCTCTTCTGGTCAAACCGGAGTAGTTTTAACTAAAGAAGAAACAGAAACTCTTCTACTCACGATTAAAGACATGAATTTCAAAGGAGAACATGTTGAAAAAGTTTATAATTTAGTACTTAAATTACAGCAGTACTACGTAACTTTTAATCGCTAAATCAGCTATTTATATGAGAACACTGTAGGCCCGTTAGGGAAGTAGGCGTATACACGGCATAAGTGTATGTATCTAACCACAGTTAAACTCGAGTAAGTAGTATGCCAAATTGGAAAAAAGTCGTTGTCTCAGGCAGCGCAGCAAACCTCTCATCTCTACATGTAGATACATCAGTAACTGCGTCTATTTTTAGCGGCTCTGAATTTATAGGTAACCTTTCCGGCACTGCTTCTCAAGCTATTTCATCCTCTTACGCATTAACAGCCTCGTACATTGCAGTACTCCCTACTATTGTAACAGGGTCTAATGCTACTTTTGTACAACCTACCCCAGCAAGTATTTGGACGTTTATACATAACCTAAACGATCAATACCCTGTATTCCAGGTATTCGATGCAAGTAACGAAGTGATTATACCAACTTCGATCACTGCAAACAATACTACTACTGCTACAATTACCTTTAGTGTACCAACGGCCGGTACAGCTGTAGCTAGTATAGGCGGATTTACAGGATCAGCTTCAGCATTAAGTGCTTCTTTTGCAAGTACTGCTTCATTTGCTTTTACTGCTTCTTATGCATTAAACGTTCCTGATACAGCTTCTTTTGCAGTAAGTGCATCTCATGCTAATACCGCTGACACTGCTATTAGCTCTTCTTATTCTTTAACTGCATCATATGCATTAAACGTTCCACAAACTGCATCTAATGCTGATACAGCTTCATACGCATTTTACGCTATAAGTAGTTCCTTTAGTGATACATCTTCCTACGCCGCTAATGCTGAACTATTAGATGGTCAAGATAGTACAGCATTTGTATTTACTTCATCTTATAACGTAGCTAGTGCTTCTTTTTCAACAAGAGTAACTGATTTAGAATCTTTTAGTTCTTCTTTAGATTCAATCTATGCTACAGACGCTCAATTAAATGCATCTGCTAGTGCTTTACAAGCAGGAGTAACAGCTTCAATTGCAGGATTTGCAACTACCGGTTCAAATACGTTTACAGGTACAAATAACTTTAACGTAGTATCTGCTTCGTTTATAAATGCTTTATCAGCAAGTATCGATTACCTATCAGTAATCTACCAGACATCATCTATAGTTTATTCTTCAGGTTCAAACGTATTTGGCGATAATGCAAACGATACTCAAACACTATGGGGTACGGTAGATATTAAAACAGGTCCAGTTTTAGTAACCGGCTCAATTGATGCATCAGGAAATATTACAGCACCAAACTTTATAGGTACAGCTAGCTGGGCTATAAACGCAACAGCAGCTATTTCTGCATCTTTAGCAGCAACTGCAAGCTACGTAGATACAGCATTGACAGCTTCTTATGTAGTCAGTTCATCTTATGCAGTATCTTCTTCAAATGCAGTATCAAGTAGTTATTCAATAAGCGGGTCTAGTTCAGTAAGCTCTTCATTTGCATTAACAGCTTCTTACGCTCTAAATGCTGAAGGCGGCGGCGGTGCAACAACAGGCTCTAACGTTTTCGAAGGAGATCAAATTATTTCTGGAAGCTTAACAGCAACTGGGAGTGTAGCAGGAAACGTAATTTTAACACCAACAACCGCATCAAATGTAATAGTTACAGCAGGATTTAACGGTATGTTGATATCACCAGTACAGCTTCAAGGAAGTAGTAGTGTTGCAATAGGTTCTAATTTAATAATTCTATAATATTTATAATAAGCGAAAACTAGAAAACGATGAGTACTTTACAGGTAAATAGAATTGTTCCCTTAACCGGGACTGCGGTATATATAGAAGGAGCGATTATTCAAAGCGCATCTTTCGCTGTTACTGCATCTTATGTGGCAAATACTCCTAGTTCGTCTTATTCTGCTTTCGCAGTAACATCTTCATATGCAAGTAGTGTTGGTTACAACCATACACAAGCTATTGCAGATACAACTTGGACGATTACTCATAATTTAAATAATCAACATCCCCTGGTGCAGACTTACGATACTAGCCATGCAATGCTAATTCCTCAATCTGTAGTTGGATCGGATGCAAATACAGTAGTTATAACATTTTCAACAGCAATAACTGGTTACGCTAGAATAGTATAAAATTGACTTTAGAACAAAGAAATCAAATATTTATAACAAATAACTTTCAACGATGATCATAGATAGCGGCATAGTAACCGGTTCACTGCAAGTAAGCGGATCTTTTAGTGTTCAAGGAGCTACAACTTTACAAGGAAGCTTAAACGTAGCTGGAGGAATCACAGGTAGTGTTTCTGGATCTGCTACTACCGAAGATAGCGCTTCTTTTTCAACTCGTATAACAGATTTAGAGAGTTGGAGCTCGTCTTTAGACTTAACTTATGCTACAGACGCTCAACTAAATGCATCTGCTAGTGCTTTACAAGCAGGTGTTACTGCATCTATTACTGTGCTTAGTTCTTCTGTAGCACCTGAGATTGCTAACTTGCAAGCTTGGAGCTCTTCTTTAGATAGCGGATACGTAACTAATGCTGAGTTAAATGCCTCATCTAGTGCTTTACAAGCAGGTGTAACTGCTTCTCTTGACTTAGCAACGGGATCTTTACAAGCAGGTGTTACTTCTTCTATTAACGTAGCTACTCAAAATATTCAAGCAGGTGTAACTGCTTCAATCGCAGCATTTGCAACTACAGGATCAAATACATTTACAGGTGCTAACGTATTTACAGACATTACTGCATCTAATGCAAAGTTCAATTCTGCTAGTATTGAGTACTTAAGTGTAGTTTATCAAACATCTTCAGTAGTCTATTCATCAGGTTCTAACCAATTTGGCGATTCTCCTAATGACGTTCAAACTCTATACGGTACAGTAGATATTAAAAACGGACCTGTTTTAGTGACTGGTTCTATGGGCGTATCCGGTACAGCAACTGCTACATCTGGTAGCTTTGAACATATTTCTACAGATTATATAAGATCATCGTTTATATTTGGCTCAGGCTCAAACCAATTCGGAGAATCCTTTAGTGACTTCCAAGTACTTTACGGAACCGTACAAGTTATAGGCGGACCTCTTTCTGTATCAGCAAGTGTTAACGTTGCTAATAAGGTTACAACAAATCAGCTTGAAGTAGTTTACGGTATTACAGGTAGTATTAACGGAACTGCATCTTATGTAGAGTTTGCACAGACTTCTTCTCTTGCTTTAACAGCAGATTTAGCAACATCAGCTTCACATGCTGATGTTTCAAATACAACAACGACTGCAAGCTACGCTTTACAAGCACAAGCTTCTTATACTGCATCTCTTGCTTCATTAGCTTTAAATGCTGTTACAGCTTCTTATATTGAAAACGCACAATCCGCTTCTTATATACAAGTTGCACAAACTGCTTCTTACGTAACTTTAGCACAATCTGCAAGCTACGTTTTACAAGCACAAACTGCTATTTCTGCTTCATATGCAGGAGACGCTGAAACTGCTTATACAGCTTCTTACGTACAATTAGCACAATCTGCATCTTTCGTACAAGAAGCTCAAAATGCTTACTCTGCTTCTACAGCTATCTTAGCAAACACTGCAAGTTATGTATTACAAGCTCAAGGTGCTATTTCCGCTTCTTATGCTACAGTTGCTACAAATGCTTATACAGCATCTTCTGCAGACGAATTTGTAGCTAGAGGAGTTGTAGGACTAGGCGGCCCTGTTAACGGCTTATACCAAGTATATGTAACAACTTCAATTAACGACGGTACATTTGCTTTAGATTCAAGCGCTGATTATAATGCACTATACTTCCTAAAAGGAGGTTTAAAGAAATTCGAAATTAGTACTGCAGGAGATGGTACACCTATTACTCAAATAGTACCTTATACAAGTAGCGGTATATTTAGAGTTGGTAATCCATCTAATGCATCTACTGACTATATCTTATTATCAGAACCTACCGGAGGACGCGTTATACTAGGCCCTGGTATTGGAAGTACTACTTTAGCTTTATCTGGATCTCAACAAACAGACCTAGTTCAATTTACAGGCAATACTTTTGTAAGCGGTGGCTTAACTACACTTAATAGTGTATATGTACAAGGAGGTATAGTAAGTGTAGGCGGATTTACAGGTTCATTAAACGGTAATGCAGCTACAGCGGATACTGCAACATCAGCTCCATATTATGTAACAACTGCTTCTTATAATGCAGACAGCGCTTCTGTTTCTACTAGAGTTACTAACTTAGAAAGTTGGAGCTCTTCACTAGATTCAGCTTATGCTACAGATGCAGAGCTTAACGCTGCAACTGCTTCTTTACAAGCAGGCGTTACTGCCTCTATAGGTGTAGCAACTGCTTCATTACAAGCAGGTGTAACTGCTTCTCTTGACTTAG